TTGATTTTGATGCCAGCAAGCCGGCACATGAGCAATCAACCCAAATCCTACAAGCTGCGGCTAACGGCGACATACCCCCAGACGTAGCCACCATATTCATTCAGGCTGTTAAGTCTAATATCGACATCGAAGAGTCCACCGAACTTAAAGAACGCATTGAGAGATTAGAGGAGATGCTTGGTGCGGGGCCTGGCTAGACGGATAGATCACATAGAGCCGCTGGTCTTGGCTCAGGCTGGCAAGCTTGAAGCGTCTGTCTACGGCATTGTGGATAAGGTTGTGGATGGAAAAGCCAACATCATTAGGGCCTGGAAGGGCACTATTGGCAATATGGTCGAGACCGATGAGGATCCGACCATCTTAATGGCAGAAAAGCTTGAGCCGGTCATACTTAAGCACAAGAAATACAAGTGCCTGTATGGTGGCCGGGCTGGAACCAAGTCTATTGCCGCCATGGATATTATGGTTGGCGAGGTCAACTCGGTTGGCTCTGGTGTCTTCTGCCTTCGAGAGCAAATGAAGTCTCTAAGCCAGTCGATATACAAGGGCATTAACAGCAGGATCAAAGAGCTGAACTTTGCAGGGTTTACCCCGGTTGAGTCTAAGTGGAAGATAGATCATCGTAACGGCGGGATCATATCGTTCGGCGGTCTTCGCAATGTTGAGGACATGAAGTCACTATTTGAGTATAAGTTTTTCTTGCTCGAAGAGTCTGCCAACACCTCTCAAGAGGCCATTGATATTCTTGGCCCAACCCTTCGCGGCGTCCCTGGTGCTGAGCTTTGGTATCTATGGAACCCCAAAAGCTCAAATGACCCAATGTCAAAAGAATTCATCATCCCGTACCAGGCTGACCTTGATCGGCAGGGATATTATGAGGATGATTACCATCTAATCATTAATGTGTCTTTTGAGGACAATCCTTGGTTTATGGGTGATGAGTCATTGAGAACCGAATATGAGAAGGATAAGCAAAAAAAGGATGATGGCCGAATGAGCAAAGCCAGATTCAATCATATATGGGGTGGCGCATTTAATGATGATGTCGAAAACTCACTGATTGATGCTGACTGGTTTGATGCTTGTATCGATGCGCATATAAAGCTTGGATTTGAGCCGAAGGGAGCTAAGGTTGTCACTCATGACCCGGCAGACACCGGGGACGATGCCAAGGCTGTAATGCTGAGACATGGCGTGGTGTTCACCGATGCTGCGGAGATTGATTCACCCAATGCCAATACCGCAATTGATGAGGCTTGCGGCTTTGCTATCGCCAACAGCGCAGACTCATTTGGTTGGGATTGTGATGGCCTTGGTGCGCCGCTTAGGAATCAGGTGGCTGACAACTTCAAAGGTAAGGCCATCAAAACCTTCATGTTTAAGGGGTCTGAGTCTGTGCATTACCCTGAAATGCAGTTTGATGCCACAGACTATGGCATACGCGACTCAAAGAAAAACAAGGATGTATTTAGCAATAAGCGCGCTCAGAACTACGCTGGCCTGGCTGAGCGGTGCAGGAAGACCTATGAGGCTGTCGTGAATGGTGTGTACCACAACCCTGATGACTTGGTCAGCTTCTCAAGTAGTATCAAGTGCCTACAGAAGATACGTTCAGAGCTTTGCCGGCTACCTCTAAAGCCCAATTCTCAGGGTATGATTATGCTCTATAGGAAAGATGAGATGGCAAGGGGTATAATAATGCCTGATGGGCAAAAGCTTAAGCTGCCGTCGCCCAACCTTGGAGACTGCGCCATGATGAGTTTCGACCCAAGTGCAACGTACCTAGAGCCTGAGCCTGTTGACGCGGGAAGCCTCATGGTGCCAACAGTTAACCACTGGTAAGCCAATGAAATCAATCAACGAAATCCGAGAAGACTTTAACCAGGCCATTGCCGGTTCATACGATAAGAACCAAGCGGTCATTCAAGATATTGAGTTTGCCAAGCTGCCTGGGGCTCAATGGCGTGGATCGGATGAAGAGCAGTTCAGAAACAAGCCAAAGCCAGAGAACAATAAGTTAGCCCGCCAGATCAACCGAATCTTAGGCCAGTATCACCGGATGGAGATGAATGCCAAGATTATTACCGCAAGTGATGACGCGGTGGATGAGGATGCTGAGCTGTTACAGTCACGCTGGCGTAATGACTTCAATGCCAGTGATGGTGTTGAGGCGTTACAGAATGCTGCTGATGAAGCGTTTCACGGCGGCTTTGGTGCGTTCAAGGAAGTGGCTGTTTACGATGATGAAGAGTCTCCCAACGCTGACTACCAGCACATAGAGATTAAACCCATCTATTCGGCTGCCTCAAGTGTTGTGTTCAATGCTGGTGCTTTGCGTAAGGATAAGCGAGACGCTAAGCAGGCCTGGCACTTGGTTCGCGTTAACCGCCGAGAGCTTGAAGAAGAGTATGGCTATTCAATCTCGTCGTTCCCTCACGCTGTTTCTGATGTGGATTACTTCGACTGGGCTTGTGATGGCACCAAGGACATCTACATTGCTCACTACTATGAGGTGGTGAAGAAGCGCGTTACTGAGTATAACTTTGGTGACTTGATGGTGCGCAAGGTTGGCCGCAAGATCACTGATCAGTTCGGCAACAAGCTGGACAAGGAAGACCTTGATTTCCTGATGGAAGAGCGTGAGCACTCTATCACTAAGAGAAACGAGCAGTACGTTGAGTATGCATTACTTGACGGCAACAAGTTCCTTGAGAAGGCCACTAAGACCCCATTTAAAACCGTTCCTATCTTCCCTCAGTACGGATACCACCAAGTCATTAATGGCATTGAGTATTACTGTGGTGAGGTGTGTCGTCAGCGTGACAATCAGCGATTCTTGAACATGGGCTTTGGTGCAATGATGGAGATCATGGCGCAGAACCAGACCGAGACGCCCGAGTACACGCCAGGGCAGGTTCAACGCTTCGCCACAATGCACGCGAACAAGACGGTTGAAGGTTATCCGTACCTGCTGAGCGATCCGATCAAGGATGAGAATGGCAAGATCGCCCATCTTGGCCCTGTTTCAATTCACAGTCCGCCGCAAATTGGCAGTGGCTTGGCTGGTGCTCTCGACTTCCTGAACAACAACATCACTGAGCAAGGCGGAACAGGCCAAACCAGTGTGCCGGCTAACGCTTCAGCAGAGGCCATACAACAGGTTAATGACCGGGAAGATGATAGCTATCAACCCATGTTCCAAAACGCCATGCAAACGATTAAGGCGGCTTGCGAGGCATGGATTCCAGCAGCTCAAAAGCTCTACTTCACCAATCAGCGCCAACTTCGAGTGCAAGGCCCGGATGATTCATACAGTCGCGTGACCACACTGCAATACGCTGTTGACCCAATGAATGGCCAGTACGGCCCGTTCAAGAATGCAGCCCGAGGCAAGTACGATGTAATCGTCAAGGCTGGTGAGACTCACAAGGCCATGAAACAGGCTGAGAAGGACGATAACCTTGAGATCCTTCAGTACACCGACACGGCTACACCCAAGGGCCAAATGATTCTGAACAACGTCATCTTGTCTACTACTGGTGAGGGCACAGAGGATGCGCGTCGCATCGCTCGATTTGAAAACCTTGGCATCATGTTGAGCATGGGCATTGATCCGCAACCGAAGAACGAAGAAGAGCAGAATTATATCCAGCAGTTGATACAACAACAGCAGGCCGCAGCGCAGCAACAGCAGCCAGACCCACTTATGATTCAGGCACTGGCCCAAGACAAGCTGGCTAACGCTGAGCTTATCGACAAGCAGGTCGATCAGTTCAACGCTGAGACCAAGCGCATTGATACCCTGGCCAAAGTTCAGGAGTCAGGTGCCAAGATTGGCAAGATACAGGCTGAGATAGCAGAGTCTCAACAAAAGATTCGATCAGGTCAGGTAGATGACCAGGCCAAGATCGTAACCATGTATAGGGGGCAGTAATGGCTAAAGATCCAAGGCTTGAGCGAGCAGGCGTGTCTGGTTACAACAAACCCAAGCGCACCCCTAGCCATCCCACCAAGTCACATGTCGTTGTTGCCAAAGAAGGTGACAAGATAAAGACCATTCGTTTTGGCCAGCAGGGCGTAAAAGGTGCAGGCTCAAAACCTAAGAGCGAGTCCGAGAAGAAGCGTCGCAAGAGCTTCAAGGCTCGCCACGCCAAGAACATTGCCAAGGGCAAGATGTCCGCAGCTTACTGGGCTAACAAGTCCAAATGGTGATATGTCAACCCTGATTTGGCATTAATGATTGTCATGTTATAATAGTTTTTAGCTATGACGGGCTTAATCGTCATTTTCGTTTATCCATACAACGAGGAAATGTTATGGACTTTGGTAATAATGCAGAGACTCCAGAGAATCAAGATCAACCATTAGCGGATGTGGCGTCCGGTGATGAGGCGAATGAGATCCAGCCACAGGACTCAGATACCGATCAAGAAGAACTGTTTGTTGATGTAGAAGGCGACCAAGAAAAGCCTAAAAGCAGAATGACTCAAGAACAGGCTTATGCAGCCTGGAAGAAGTCGGAGTCGAAGAGAAAGGCAAAAAACAAGGTAATTGAAGATCAGAACCGAAGAATTGAACAGCTTGAAGATATGGTGGCCAAGACGGCGCGAGGTGCTAAGCCCACGCTTGAAGGCTGTAATGATGACCCTGAAGTGTATGAGCAACGCCTGAATGAGTGGTATGAAAACGCTCCGAAAGCGCCAGCGCAAAAGCCGAAGGAGACTCAACAACCTGCACAAGCCAACAACGACGCGGCTGACTTCTACCTTTATCACAAGGAGCAAGAGCTAGCGAGCAAGCTACCTGATTATGAAAGTGTTAAATCACAGGTTGCCGACACGCTGCAAGCTTATGCCCCTGGCGCTGATGCATCCCAGATCATTCAGGGTATGTCCAGTGTCTGCCAGCAGGCTGGTATCGACGTATCCAAAGCGATTTACGCTATGGGTAAAGTTGACGGCCTGGTCGCCGAGCTAAACCAAGCGGCTAACACTGGTAACCAATTTGCTGTCGCAGAGGTATTGCGTAAGGCAGAAGGTAAGATAAAGGTTCGAGAGAAAAAGCCTATCGATTCGACTCCTGAAACTGAAATTGCTGGCTCTGGCCCAATTGATGCGGTTCACAAAGAGATCGAAAACGCCCGCAAGGTATACGCGGAAGCCCCGACCCTCAAGAACCACAAGAAATTGTTGGCAGCCAAGGCTAAGCTTAAGAAATAGGTAAGCGAAAATGGCTAATAACTTTTCCAAAACTAAGATGGCGACTCTTTTTGAAGAGATCGCCGAAACTACGTCCATCAACTTCACCCTATCCAAAGACCTCGACATGTATAACATGGAAGAGGAGGCGGAAATGGGTCGAACTGCGGACGTTAACGACACTGCTAACAGTGTTGGTCAGCAGGATGTAGAGTGGATTCCACAGGAGTACCGCTTCAACGTTCAGGACGGCATCGTTTCAAGTGATGCTGACTTCCAAGACCTGATTGACCGCAACATCCCGGTGTATCGCACCAAGTCTAAGCGCATTCTGTCTCGCATTGGTACTAAGGATCTTCGTGATCCTATGCGTCGTGAGAAGAAAGCACGCGGCATGGCTCGTGATATTGCCAACGCGGTTGATCTTGAGTGTTACAACACTATGTACACACAAGCGTCATTGATTCAGCGTTCTACCAGCAACTTTGATTTTCAGAGTGCTATCAACGCTGAGACTTTGATGTTGAACCGAGGTCTTGGTGGCTATGAGAAGAAGCTGTTCCTGTCCAACACTGACTACAGCCAGGTAGCGCAGACTTTGGGCCAGGCTTCTCGTGAGACGTTTACAGGTGAGGCTATCAGTCGCGCCCGTATTCCTGATTTGGCAACGTTCGACACTATGCGTTCTGACTACCTGTTGAACTTGACAGGTACGACTACTGCCAATATCACGGTGAACGGCAACCAGTCTCACACGGTGGCTACTACGCTGGCTAGCGGACTGTATCAAGACAACCGATACATGACGCTGAACGTCAATACCGGTACTGGTGCTAACTTCCCGGTTAATACCAAGTTCACCATTGCTGGCGTTAACGCTCTGCACCCAGAAACTCGTGAGGATACCGGCGAGCTTCAGACCTTCACCGTGGTGAACCATGATACTGATGGTGCCCCAGTGATTGCGCCTTCAATTGTTTCAGCGAGCACTAGCCCGTATCGCAACTGTTCTGCGCAAGCAGCAGATGCAGCGGCTATCACCATCCTGAACACCGCAACCAGTGCGCCGTCTCTGTTCTACACTCCAGAGTCGACCGTGATCATTCCTGGTCGTCTGCCAGTGCCTGCTGATGCTGGTGGCGTAGAGAGCGTCGAGGCTACCACTGAAAACGGTCTGCCTATGCGTATGACCTACTGGTACGATCCGCACAACGAAGTGTTCAACTGTAAGACGTTGATCTACTTTGACGTGCAGGTAATTTACCCATGGATGCTGGGTATGATCCTGTCCAACCAGACCTAATCCGAGGGGCTTCGGCCCCTCTTTCTTTTTGGAGATAATTAATGAAGCACATATACCGAAAAGCCAAAAAAGATGAGCAGTGTTGGAATACGCCAGACGGCCTCCAGTACGTCATCAAGGCTGTAAATGTCCACGATGACGAGTATAGTTGGCATTTGGACAATGGTTGGGTCGATTCTCTGGATCAGCTGGAAAAGAAGCCCAAGGGTGAAGTAAGAAATGGCAACGAAAACTAAAGGTGATTTAGTTAATGAATCCCTGGCTCTACTTCGTATCAGCGGAGTAACCAGGGAGCCAACCCCGGAGGATATGGCTGACGGCCTGCTTGCTCTGGAAGAAATGGTTCTCTCTTGGGAGACCAAAGGCTTGCGGATTGGCTACATCAAGTCTGCTGCCGGCAATATCGATCCTTCCGACGAGAGCGGGATCAGAGACAACAACGAGCGAGCCGTTAAGTACGGGCTTGCTGTTACCCTTGCTGATTACTTCGGCAAACAACCTTCAGTCAACCTTGTTGCTACGGCCAAGACTGCACTGGAAGGCCTGTACGATACCATCCCTCCTATTCGCAGACAGAGCCAATATCAGCCTGCTGGAGCCGGTAATCAATACCATTGTGGGGATGAGTTCTACCAAAGATTTATGCCTCGTGACGACCGTCTCAACGTTGAGGATGGTGGTCAATTGGGTATGCTGGAAGCGCAGACATTTTCTCGCTTCGGCTTCAACCATGTTAGTAACGCATCGTCAGGTGGCACCAATGGGGGCACTAACGGCGGTACTGCATGCGACTGTACGATAGACAACATTCCTGGCCTTCAGGATGCCCTGGATTCAAAGGCTGACGCCAGCAGTGTTGGTCTCGGCATATTCACAGTTGTGCTAAATCCTGTTGTTGATACTTCGGCATCGATTATTTCAAGCTACATTCAAGACATTAACCGAGACATATCCGGTGAGGTAACAAGTCCTCAGTCCATTGCGTACAACGAGGCTGACGATAGTCTGTATGTGTTGCAGCAAGGCACCAATATGATCTTCCAGTACAATCTGGATGGTACCCGGGGCCAAAGGACTATCGACGCAACAAGCGCAGAGTTCAGCAATAACCGTCCGTTAACAAGCCTTGCTATTCACAATGGTTTTTTCTATGCCCTGGCTGGTCGAAACACAAACCCGGCCACGTCATTTTTGCGTCGATGGCCTGTGTCTGACTCGTCGCCTCCTACGTCGTGGACCACGCCGGCAAATCAGATTCTTTCGCCTATTCCGTTTGCTGACAGCTTATTCCTTGTGGATAACCTTGTTCACCAGATTAGCGGGAGCGAGGGCTATGTGTACGCCTTTGCAACGATCATTGATGCGCTGACCCCGTTTACTCCGCCGACAATCCCGGCAGGCGGCCTGGATCGCTTTACGGAAGGCCCCAACGATACAATTTACGGCGTAAACCTGGCTAATGGCGATGTAAGGATTCAAGCGTTCACTGAAGATTACGAACCTGCTGGCCCATTGTTTACTGTGGTGGGTAGTCCGCCTCCTGTTGTGGCTGGGGATCAAATTGTTGCAGCGGGCACCGACATCTACAGCACCAACCTAAATACTGAAGTGTTGCTGCGCTACAACTCGCAGGAAACAACAGGTATCACTTTGGCTGGAACCAATATAGCATTCCTTGCAGAGATCAATGGCGGCCTTAACTTGCCAGGTGGTGGCACTGCCACTGTCACAACGGCAATTGACGACAACACTATTGCTATTAGCACATCGGCCACGCTCACAGATGGCGTGTTGACCGGCGACGTGACACGAATTCACTCGGTCGGCGATGTAACAGAGGTCGTTAAGGTTGATCCACTGCTTATCGCGCCAAGACCAAACGATTAATTGAGGGGGCGCTATGCCTTTTGAGCAAACACGATTAGATAGGCCTATTAATGGCCGTGCGGGCACATTTGATCGGTACTTTTACCGAAACGATGAAGATTCTCTTGCCCAAATCCGTACACCCAGGTATTTCTCCGCGTCTCGATTTCTTGATAATGAGCCTGAAAACTGGATTGGCGCAATTATTGATGTTATTGGTAGTGATGGATACTCGCTTCTTCAGGTGGACAGCGCTGGAACGGGTGTTATCGCTATTGGCGGGAGCGGCGGCTTTCGTCTTGGCCCTGTTCAGAACACGTTTGCCGATTCGGCGGCCCGAGACACGTACTTTTCTGCAAACCCTGAAAACCTTGCCCGATATGATGCTGATGAGCTGCTTCTTATTCTCGTCGGCACAGGCTCAAGCGCCGAGTATCAGCAGCGAGTCAACAATGCATGGCAGAGCGCCAATTCAGTGCTGCAAGGACCTCAAGGATTGGATGGTGACGCGGCTAGCCTAGCAAATGTCACAGTTGGCCACGTTCCTTACAAGGACAGCAATAACACACTCGCCGACTCCGGCGCTCAGGTTCTGAGTGATGGCACCTTGCTTGCTCCTGGCAACTTCAATGTTGAGGGTCAGACCATTCTGTTTGGCGACCTTTTGGAAATGTCCGAGAACAACAGCCTTATATCGCTGTTTAACCGGCAATTCGCAAACACAACCTTTAGGCTTATCGATGCAAGAAACCGTCGCACAACGGCTAGCGAGCGCCCCAGGCAGCTTGCCGCGGTGGCTGCTGAGCGATTCTTTGAGCTTCAGCCCGGGTTTAGTCAGACCCTTACGGCCAACCCCTTAATATTCAGCTACACAGCGGCACTTGATGGCACAGACCCCACGCGAGGTTTGCAGACCAACGATTTACAGCTAAAGGCTAATGCTGCAATGACCAATGTCCGCGTGCGTGTGCGCTACGGGAATGCCCCCAATACACCCATCAAGTATTTGCCAAGCAAGGCAGCGTGGGAGGCTGGAACAGGCGGCATGACGTGGACGCCGGACGGTAATAACGATATTCCGGCGCTTGACCTCGGCAATAGTGACTTCATCGTGTTTGAGGGTGATCAGATTGAAGTGGAGGTTCGCGCTGATAATATGGCTATGCTGGGTGAGCTGAACGTGCAAGGCAATGCCCAGTTTCCATACCTGGCTGGTGACGTTCAGGATACCGTGTTTATGGATCTCGCCTACCTGTCTGACATTAACCAGCCGCCCGTAGCTATGCCAAGGATTTCTTCTTTTGCAATTGCCGGTCAGCCCACCTCTGTGGCCCCTGGTACAACGATTACAGGCTCTAAGACCTTCACCTATGCGGTGGAGAATCCGCAGCTTGTGCAGGGCCAGATGGAGCTTGTACAGGGCTCGGATGTGTTGAGTGGATCAGTTAGCCCAACTGGCACAATGGTAACGGTAACGGTTAACGATGCCACACTAATGGCTGGCCAAGCTGCACACTTTACATTGCGCGGCACCAGTACAAGCGGTCAGACGTTCAGTCGAGACGTTACCATTCGAGCAGCGCAGCCACATGAGTTCGCATACTATGGCATTAGGTCAACTAATGACTTTGCAACCACTGATCTGGCCAACCTGACCAGCACCGATGTGACCACAAATAACAGCTTTGAAGTGAGTGGCGCATTTGCGAACAGTGCTTGGGTTGGCATTCTGATGCCTGCCGATATGGATCTTGATGATATTCGATTCTTCGGCCAGCCTGTCACCAGCTCATTTACTCGAACCGAAAACGCTAGGACTATCAGCGGCCAAGCCTACGTTTTGTACACCCTGCAAAATGGCAGCGGTGTTGATGGCCAAGCATCTTACTTAGTGGAGCTATAACATGCCTATCGATGATCCAATTATTAGTCCTAAAGGTATTGTCTCTGCTGATGGCGATTTAACCTCGGGCGCTCAGGTTAAGCTTGAAGCTCCCCCTGGCACCGGAAACCTTGCCGATACTGTAACTGATGCCGAGGCGCTTAAAACGGCTGTGGATAACTTGTCACTTAGCGGGATGCCTGGCGCACTGGCTGCCACAAATGTTTCTGTTGACGATTCGGGTTTTGACAACATTGTCGACGACATTGCCAATGCCCAGGATGGATTTTCTGAGGTCAATAGTATTGCTGGGCGACTGACCACAATTGAAAACACTGCATTTAGTAGCGGCCGTGCATTTGTTCGGTTTAACGATGGATTCACCATTGATAGAAACAACATTGCCCAGTTTGAAGACCGCAACATCATCTATACGGCGAGAAATGATAAGCCGTTTGACAGCGCCACGCGTCCAGATGTAAACCTTCCTAATGATGCAGAGATTCTAGCGTCAGGAGAGTCATACCCTATCGTGTTTGAATTTACTCACCTGGGTGGAAGTGCTGTATTTCAGGACAGGAACATTGTTCGTTTTTTCCTTGGTGGGAATGAGCTGCAAAGAATTCTTCGTGATCAGGTTGCCATCGTTACAAAACCCGCCGTTGGCGAGGATTACGAATTTCAGACTGGTGGCTTTGATCCTAATAACTCCATTCTTCCAAACGGCGTATTCAACCTTAAGCGAGACACGCCAATCAACAACATATCAGCTATTGCCGCCGAGCTGTCAGGCCTGACCATTGTGGCGGGCGACGCGTTTTTGGTGGAGACTGGCGGCTCGTGGTCTGGCTTCACCATCCCCGATGGCTCGGTATTGGTTGCTTTGGTTAACAACCCATCTACAGCAGATAGTGTAACTAATGATGACTGGCTGCTGCTAGATAATCCTCGGGTCAATGCGAAAAGCGCGGCATTGTTAGCCAATTTTGATCAAGATGGTATTGTTTTTAATGCCTCTCGAAATATCACTATAGACCCGTCAAATGTGCTGACATTCTCAGCTATGGCCACCGGAGCACCTTTGGCCCGACAGATTGGCGGGAATACGACCGGCTTCAATCGACAGATTCGATATGACAACGTTCCGCTACGATTTTCTGATTTGGTTGGCGGCAGGTTGCAGCTTAATATCCAGTTCGACTTGACCAGAACGCAAGGCTTTCCACCGGAGTGGATAAGCATGGAGATTCTATATCCAGACGGAACTTCATTTGTGTTTCCGCTTGACGGCGCTCCGATTAACGGTCAATTTTCGGCAACTATTGATATACCCAACAACGACTACTCCGGCGCCATTGGTCAAGATGCTTCGGTTCGGCTCAACTATAATTTTCGCGGCGTCTTGTGGGTTGGAAGTTACACAATTGCAAGTGTGTTTAATACATCAACAGGCAGAATTCATGATGCGGTCAACCAGGTCGCCACATCTGCCGCCGCCCCCATTGAAATGCGCCTTAACTCTCGTATCGACAGGCTTGCCTCTGGGCTGGATGAAGAGGATTCGGCCATTCAGTCGATTAGCCGGCGCGCAAGTCCGCTTAGGATCGATGGAATTCAATCCCCGTATGGCGGAGCTAGATTCCTTGACAGTACGGGGTCAGATGCCTTTCCGTCAGATGTCGGAGTCATGTCGCAAGTTAGTGATGCCAATCCAAGGTTTACAGTGAGCGGAACCGCGGTGTTTATTGCTGCTGAGCCGGGGTCGTCATACGCTCTGCTTAATATCACCCAGAACAGCGCTACACCGCTTGATAATAGCCATCCAGACGTAACGCTTGGCGAGTCTGTTACGTTTCAGGATCAGGTTTATTTTGTTTACCGAGTAACGGGACTGACAGCAAGTGACGTTATTGAGGTCATGAGTGTGACTTCGGTTGAGGTAGTGGCCTGGGCTGAAGATATTGAGGGGCTTCAGGGGGATATTGCTCGCATTGATGCTGAGCTTGAGCATGCTGCACTAAACCTGCCCGATGAGGTTGTGCATGTGTTGGATAACGAGGTCAGCGTCACCGAGGAAAGTAGTGCAAATATTAATCCGACAGACTTTAACACTGGGCTAGGAGATACAGCGGCTCAAACGGTGTTTTATGAGGCGAACGCCAACTCCCCAAGCGGAGGTACGTTAAATTCAAGGCCAATCAATGCAACTTCTGGAGGCAGGGCGAGGCGCAAAATTGCTTATCTTCCAGCAGAGACGACCTACGGAAACGCTGCTTACCTGGTCGCTTTTGATGGCACCACTGGGAGAGACCTGGTTCGCTATGCAAATGGCGTTTTCAATGCTCAGGTATTTGTTCCGGCGAATCCGGGGGGGTCTGTCACGGACACCGTCTACCCAGCACCGCCCAACCTCGTAGCGGGGCCAGGGATTTGGCAAAACGTACCGACGCTCACTTTTGTTAATGGTGTGCCTGTCCCCGAAGCTGACGAGCTGTTCTTTACGCGGGACTTACCCCAATCCGCGACAGCCCTGACGATCCAGTACCGAGGCCATGCTAACGGCAATTTATTTGGACAAGGAACCGCCACCCTTGTGGGCGCTGGCGGGCCTAACGAGGTAGCCACGACTTTTACCCTGGATGACGGCAGCGAGACCGCCACGGTAGAGGTGCGGTACTACCCCAACAGGCAGGGCCGGAAAGAAATTCGAGTTAGCGTGACTGAGCGCGTCAATGTGGGCTTGCCAACCATTAATGATATTGAGGTTATTCTGTCTTATACAGAGGCCCGAACCGTTCCGGCTACGCCGGCCACTGTGCGAGAAGTTCCTATTGAGAATCGGCGAGATGGTGCCCAGGTATTTGCAGTGCGACCAAGCAGCACGGGAACCTTAATCATTGTTGGGGACAGGGTTGAGGTTGACACGAATTACCCATATACGACCTTGTTTGGGGCATCGGAAGCGGGGCATTTAATTTTGACCACCACCAGTGGCGTATTCTTGGACTATCAAGACTTTGACCCAATCCCTAGCACAGTGGCCAGTCTTGAGGATAGGGCGGAGCTTCCGCAGTACGGCCTTTTCACAACAGCGTACACGCGTGAGACCCTGCTTAACATTGGGGTTACAATAAGGCCAGACGGAATCAACGTTGGGAATATCCCCACATCATCCACTGGCCTCGTGTCTGGTGACCTTTGGAATGACAGCGGAACACTGAGAATCGTTTAATGGCAAGAACCCCGATAAACCTAATCAAAGGCGATGCGGCAGGCAGTGACACGGATTATCGTGACTTGCTGCCTGTCAACATGACCGCGGTTATTCAGCCGCTGTTTGGCTCTGCTGGCTATATGATTCAAGAGCCTGGCTTAAGGGCTTTTGGCACGGGTCGCGGCCGTGATCGTGGCGGCGTATGGAACTCCAGATTCTTGGATCATTATCGCGTGTCTGGTGATCGGCTTATTGAAATGAACGCTTCGGGCTTTGTGTTCGATCGGGGCGAGATTACAGGCGCTGACACCGCCTCTCTGCCTTATTCGTTCAATAACCAAGCAATCATCGCTGACGGCAAGATGTGGCTATACAACCCCGCTGACGGCCTTAGACAAGTAACCGACCCAGATGTTGGCGAGCCCACTGACGGCGTATGGATTGACGGTTTTTTCCTGCTAACCGATGGCGACAGGCTGTACCATACAGAGCTAAGCGATGAGTCAGCGATTGATCCCTTAGACTTTGGCTCCGCAGAATTCATGCCTGATGGCATTATTGCGATAGAGAAGACCTCTGACGACAAGGCTATTGTATTTGGCCGATACTCCACGCAGTTTTTCAGGCTTGACCCGAGCCTCACTAACTTTGCATTTGCAAACATCCCGAGCCGAAACATTCGGTCAGGGATTGTGGGCAAAGATGCCAAGGCTGAAGTTGAGGGCGTCTATTACATTCTGGGCGGCGATGAGCACGAGAATGTGTCTATTCGTCAGCTCGGCGTGAACCACTCTGAGCGTGTGGCTACGCGTGAAGTCGAAAAGATCATCAACTCTTACTCTGAGAATCAATTGGTTGACGCCATTCTTGAGGCAAGAGTTCGTGAGGGTTATGCGTATTTGCTGGTCCACTTGCCGAATGACACCCTGATATTCAATATCACCCTGGCCAAACAGCTGGGTATATCTCAGGCGTGGTCCATACTAAAGACTGATGTCCTAGGTTCTCGCACTTACCGCGGTGTACACGGCGTATGGGATCCGCGCTTAGGGTTCTTTGTCTATGGTGACAAGCGAGACGCGAACATTGGCCTATTGGATGATAACAACCCACTCCATTATGGCGAAATTGCTGAATGGGAGCTAAACACGCCGTTTATCATGCTGGATGGCCAGTCTGTGGATAAGCTAGAGATTGAAATGTTGCCTGGCTTTAACGATGCCGGTGATGCCAATGTTGCTATATCCCTAACGTATGAGGGTGTGACGCACGGTCGAGAGTATGACAAGCAATATGGTCAAATGGCTGTGTATGATCAGCGTTTTATCTGCCGTCGATTGGGGCGTGTTGATAACTGGTTTTCAATCAAGCTCAGAGGCGCTACGCGCTCCCGTATGGCGTTTGCCCGAGGTTATATAGACCATGGTTGATGATCGCCTGCTGGCCATTAGAGGCCTTGATATATCCGGCGACGAGCTTCGCCGCGGTGGCCTGAGTGAAGACTTTATCATTGACTACCTTGAGCTTAGAGAGGATCTTCGGCGAGCGCTGAGGGCGCTAAACGATGAGATTGCCCAGGGCGGCGGGGGTGCGGTTGACTCTGTATTTGGCCGAACTGGCGCTGTTGTTTCTGAGGCTGGTGACTACTCTGTTGCTCAGATTTCGGGGTTGCAGTCTGACCTAGATGCAAAGCAAGACACCTTGGTTTCTGGCACCAATATCCGCACCATCAACGGCGAAACTTTGCTGGGCAGCACCGACTTAACTATTTCTGGTGCCGAAGCGCCCATAACCGGAACCGGAAGCCCCGAAGGTTCTGTAACGGCCAACCCCGGCAGGCTGTATGTCGAAGACACTAACGAGATATACCTCAAGGTGACAGGCACAGGCAATACAGGCTGGTTGTCGTTTAGAGCTGATCTTGTTTCGGCTTACGACTCAATTGTCACAGCGGATGGCCCAATTCACTATTACCGCCTAGAAGATGCAAGCGGCTTGACTCTGGCTGACGACATTGGGTCAAGCCCGCTTAACTTGAATACAGGTACGCTCAACGCGCCATCCATTGTGGCCGGAAGCCCAAGGGCTGTTCAATCAACCACGGCGTCTGGTAGTGCGATTCATGGCACATTCCCAACCACAAACTTTACCGCGTTTACTATTGAGTTCTGGGCGTCTGGATCACAGAACACCACATTCCCTGGCTTTTGTAATATTGCCTCTGATGCCGCATCGGATGCGAGCAACAACGCTCAGGGCAGCTCGATGGATTTCTACTTTGACGGTAACAACTCAGGCAGATACAGCTTTTGGGATGGCCGGACTGTATTCAGGCTTCCAGCCCAGTCTGGAGAGTCAACGTCCGACATCACAGGGCACCACGTAGTGACCTATGACGGCTCTACAATCCGGCGTTATCGAAATGGCCAGTTTATGGTTTCATTTGCCTACACCGGCACATTTAGCAGCATACGAAACATTATTATTGGATCGCAGGCTATATCAAGCACAACGTTTAGAAGTAACTATGTGTTCAGTAAGTTTGCCTTATACGATACTGCGCTAAGCGCCACACAAGTGTTGAACCACTACAATGCCGGGATTTAAGCAGCCAGAGGGTGATCTTTTGGAGCTGTCATACAATGAAAATTACGCCATTGTTGAGTGGGAAGGCCCTGGTCGAATTCTGTTTTCCTTTGCGCAGAAGGGAGATAAGCCAGCGTTGCTGTGTCACTTTTCGTCAGATAGTGACGGATTGCGTCACATTAAGACAGCGATTGACGATTTTGCTCACTACGTGCGCGAAACCATGCCGTGGTGTAAAATGCTACTAGCGACAATTGACAGGCCAAGTATTAAGCGCTTGGTTGAAAAATGCAGTTTTGAGCTTGTTATATCCAACGGCTCATCCTGTGCCTACGCGAGGTCATTATGGGATTCGTAAGTGATTTATTTGGTGGGGGTGGTGGCGATAGCGCTGCTGATGCCTCTATTCGTGCATCTGAGATTCAGGCCGACGCACAACGCGAAGCGCTTGATTATCTTAGAGAGCGTGAGGCTGTGCCCCAGCAATACCGGGAGCAGGCCCTAGGTCAGCTTGGCGGATTCTATCAACTCCCTCAAGACGTAAGTCAAGAGCAGCTTCTTCAGCAGGCTCAGGCCTCACCGCTTTATGATGCTTTGCTTAGTACTCGCGGTGCTGGAGAGGAAGGCATTGCGCGATACGCTGCGGCTACTGGCGGTCTAAGATCAGGTAACACCATTGAAGACCTGGCAACGTTTAATCAGCAGTTGGAACAGAATGCATTGCTTCAGGCATTCAACCAGCAGCAGCAGCGCGCCGACATTAGCCGACAAGAAAACCTTAGCGGATTGGCTAGCCTTGCAAATTTGCCGTCCTATGCCCCACAAATTGCACAGGGTATCGGTGGTATTGGCCAGACCTTGGCGCAAGGCCAGATTGCCGCCGCACAGGCTCAGCAGCAGGGTCAGCAGCAAGGCTTTGGTAACTTGCTTGGTGCTGCTCAAACAGGCATACAGGCTTACAATGCTTTCTCTGATAAGCGACTCAAGCGAAACATTAAGCAGGTTGGCACTGAGAACGGCCACAAGATTTACGAATGGAAGTGGAAGGACAAGGCTAAAGAGCTGTTTGGCCTTTCCGGTTCTGGTCGCGGCGTTATTGCTCAAGAGGTGGCCGAGATCAATCCTGATGCCGTCGTGGAATATGAGGGCTACCTGACCGTGAACTACCCGGCCATTGGAGTTTCATATGCCGTATAATCCCTTTATTACCACGCAACCCCAGCAACAGCAACAGGGAATGGGTGGGATTAACCCGCTGCAAGGCTTCCAGGCTTACAGTCAATTCTCTGGGCAAGGTGGCTTAGGCTCTTTGTTTGGGGGTGGTAGTTCTGGCGGTGCGGCTGCCGGTGGTAGTAGTGGCGGTAGCGCCTTGGCCTCCGCTGGCCCCTGGGCTGCCTTAGCGGCTGCCATTATTGCGAATGAATCAAGCGCTCGCGACGGCGGTTATCGTGACGAGGACACTGGCGACTACCTGCAAGACTTGTTTGGCGGCAAGGTGTTAGAGCAAGACTTTAACCAGCGCTTTTTACCCAAGTTGGTCGGCGAAGACTTTGAGGATGATAAACTTGGTCTTGGTGCTGATGCATCGGTTGCCGCAGACTTATCCACATTTGATTTCTCGAATGCTTGGGATACGTTCAAAGATCACGGCTTACTTTCTAAATTATTTTAGGTGATACATGGCTAACGGAAACCCATTTGCTATTGATGTAAGCACTCCAGCGGTTCAGCAGGGCCTCCAGGGGCTTGGTCAGGTGTTTGGCCAGATTGGCCAGCAGCGCCGAGAAGACGAGGTTAAGGCTGCGTCGCAAAAGCGCTTTGAGTCTGCCCAGCGTGACATCATGGCAGCCTACCAGTCCGGTGATCCGAACAAGATGGCCGAGGTGTCGATCAAGTACCCAGAGTTTCAGAAAGTCACTGAGCAGGCGTTCGGCTATGCCAATGAGCAGACCAAAGCCACATCGCGTAGTGTTTACTCTCAGCTGCTGTCAAACCCTGATAATGCTGAACAGATCCTGATTAACGGCATTGCCCAGGTGGAAGAGCAAGGTGGCAATCCTGCCTACTTGCGTCGCGGCCTGGAGGCTGTTCGACAGAATCCTGAAGCCGGTGCGCAGGCTGCGATATTTGAGGGCTCTGCGCTGTTTCCTGATGTGCACAAAGCTTACACCAATCAACAGAAAGCCCAGGCTGACCTGGCCGGCAAGCCTGCGAGCGTTCAATCTAGTGACATATTACCAGATGGAACTACCATTCAAGTATTGAAGGATGGATCCACCAGAGTTACCGGGCCAGAGGGTCGCACCTTGAAGGGTAAAGACGCTGCCGCTGCGGTAAAAGCTGCCAGAAAGTTTGGCACAGAGGTAAGTGTTGAAGGGGCCAGAGGTCGCGCGCAGGCTGGTGTTGATCCTTCTGCCGAAAAGGATGCAAGAAAGGCTGCCATAAGCGTGGGCAAAGAGACCTTCAAGTCAATTAAGCCTATCAGAAAGAGCATTAGCAATATCGACAAGGCCATATCAGCCATTGATCAAGGTGCCAACACTGGTGTCATCGCTTCACGCTTGCCAAGCATTACAGCAGCATCAATTGAGCTTGATAATTTGCGCGGCCAGCTTGGCCTGGATGTGGTTGGTGAAACGACGTTTGGTGCTTTAAGTGAGGGTGAGTTGCAGTTGGCACTTGATGTTGCGCTGCCTGAGACCCTTGATGAGGCAGAGCTTAAAGATTTCCTGATAAGAAAGCGCGACGCACAGAAGAAGGTATTAAAAGAGATGGAGTCTGCCGCTCGCTTCCTTTCAAGCGGCAAGGGCACAATCTCCGCTTACATTGAAAAGCTTGAGGCTGAAAAACCAGCCCCTCAAGTGAATAGGATTCGATTTGATGCACAGGGTAATATCATCTAATGCCTATTGAAGCTGAATTGCCTGATGGCACTATCCTTGAGTTTCCAGAGGGTACGGATCAGCAGGTTATACAAAACGCAGTGCGCAAGCAGCTTGGTGTTGATCAACCAGATCAACAAGACTTGGCTCAACAAGATTTGCCCCAGCAGGATCTGGCCCAGCCACAAGATCCGTCCCTGCTAAGTCAAGCAGCCGATGTTGGTCTTGAATTTGCTGCCGGTGTAAATCGTGGCGCTGCTGGCCTGGTTGACTTTGCTGCCAGCCTTCCTAATGCCGCCTTGCAATTGGCTGGGGCTGACGCGCAGATACCCTCTGTCACAGAAGCCCTTGCCCCTGCGACGGCAGGCGGGTTTGTTGAAGATCCGACAGTAAGGCAGGTTGCAGGCATGGCCGGAGAGTTTGCTGCGCCCGCTCCACCCATTGCTGCGCTTTCGAGAGGTGGTGACGACGCCTTTGAGCTTGCAGGTGACTTACTTACTACCGGGTCTCCGCTTACCAAGATTCCAGGCCAGCAGCCAACCGCTATTGACCGAATCAAGCAAGCCATACCGCAAAGCCCAACTAAGCAAAAGATTGCCCAGAAGATCAAAGCTGAGCCTGGCAACGTTGAGGTTGGCAAGTACATCGTTAATTCAGCAGGCCGCGTTGAGGGCGACAAGCTTTTTACCGAGGCTGCCAAGCAGGGATTTGATGAAAGTGTTTTGGCTGCCGCTAAGGGCTCTACACGGGTAGATCGAGACAAGATGCTGGAAATGGTCGAGGTGCTTAAGAAAGGGCGAGAAAACGCCAGATACGCCTCTCTGAACAGGCCTACCGATGTGGCAGGCAGATCCCTTGTCGATCGAATAAAGCACGTTAAAACCACAAACAGGGAGGCTGGCAAGGCTATTGATGCTGCTGCTCAGTCTCTAAGGGGTCAGGCCGTTGATATTGGCGAGCCTGTTGCCTTGTTTGGTGAAAAGCTTCAGGAGCTTGGCGTAAGGCTTGTCGGCGATGGTAAAGGCGGATTTAAGCCAAACTTCGATGAATCCGTATTGGCTCCTGGCGATCGAGGTCCAATGAAAGAAGTCATTCGCCAGATGTCCAGATTGTCACGCGGCCAGCCCGACGCGCTGACTGTGCACAACATGAAGAAGATTATCGATAACAATGTGACGTTTGGCCGGGTCAAGACTGGCCTTGGCGGTCAAGCTGAAGGCGCGCTAAAGGAATTCAGAACGGGCCTTGATGGCGCGCTAGACAGCACATTCCCAGCCTACAACGAGGCTAACACAGTGTATTCGGAGACGATAAATGCTTTGGACAATCTACAGACGGCGGCGGGAACTAAGCTGGATTTCTTTGGCCCTAATTCTGACAAGGCACTTGGCACAACACTTAGGCGTACTCTGAGTAATGTTCAATCCCGAGTTAATCTGATTGACTCTATTGATGAACTGGAGAAAGTTGCCAGAAATACAGGCGGTGAGTTCACCGACGATATTTTGTCGCAAGTCCTGTTTGCTGATGAGTTAGACAAAGTGTTTGGTGCAGCCGCTAGAACCTCTTTAAAGGGTCAGGGTGAACAGATAGCTCGCAGAAGTGCTGCGTTGGCTCGCGGTGATACTGGAGAGCTAACAACAAGCATTCTAGGAAGTGCTATCGATAACATAAGGGGCATCAACGAAGAGAATGCCATCAAGTCCATTGAGCAATTTTTAAGGCGATAACATGGGAATTGTCACAAATCCAATATTAACGATTACTCGCCCTGCAAACGGTGATCCTGTTAGCGGAGCCCAAATATTCATTGGGAATCCTGATGTCGACCCAACGGTTGAAGCTAACCGGAAGCAGGTTCAGGCCAGGCAGGAAAATGGTACGCTCGTTCCTATTCCTCAACCAATCCGAACCCTTGCCGGGGGTAATCCCGAGTTAAACGGTTCGCCAGTTGCTCTGGAAGTGTCAGGAAACTATTCGCTGACCATTCAAGACGCTGGTGGCTCGCAGATTTACAAGCAAACCAACGTTATAAACGCTGGCGACATCACAAGTACATTATACACCGATTCCGGTTCTGCGGATGCGTATGTGGTTAGTCCAATCTCAGGGCCATTGCCAAGTGCGTATACAGACGGTCAAGTCATTCGCTTTAAGCCGAATGTCACGAATAGCTCAACGTCGATCACAATTGGCTTTCCTGGCCTTACGCCAGTCCAATCAGACTTCAATGTTATTGGCGGCCTCGACC